TTAATACCACCACCATATGAGCGTACTACGCCCTGAAAAGTTGTGTTAGCCATATAAATCTCCTTGTCGTGGCTAGTGTCTGCTTAATTGCAGTCAAGGTTTAATTAAGCATACAACAAAAAAGGGCAACTGTGAAGTCGCCCTTTTAGGAGAAATATGCGTTTTTCTATTATGCTCCAGGTGAACCGAAAACACAACGAGGGTCAGAAAATCCAAAGCTATAACGCTCACGAGCCTTATATCTCATATTTCCTGTATCGAAGTCAGCTTCCATACCTGTCTGCATAGGTGTTCTTTCAAACAACTTAAATCCGTTTGGAACATCAGTTTTAATGAAGAAAGCATCTGGGTCTGTTAAGAAATGGTTAACAGTGTAACCATCTGGTAACATTCCCATGTTACGAATTGCATTTACATCATTGTCTGCTGTGCCTACACGAAGAGTAGACTCAAGTAAACGATCAGCCACAAATTGTAATTGTGGTGGAACGATAAGCTTCATACCACGAAGAGCAATAATCATATTTCTCTCATCAACAAATGTAGAAATATCAATTAAAGCATTTTCTAATGAAGTCTCATTTAAGTCTGCTGCTGTTGAAGGTTCATTACGGAATGTACCTCCGCCTGCTAGTGGGTGGTCAGTCGCACAAAGCTCCTTACCGTCACCGCCTGCAAAACTACTATCAAACGCATTGTTTAAAACAGCCGCTGCCTTAATCTGTTTGGTGTGCGCCATAGAACGTGCTAATGCACGAGTATATCTTGCTCCTAAACGATCATAAAGGTTATCTTCTACAGCTTCCTCTGTCA